CCTAGGGGTTCCCGTGCTTGCACAACACCATCCCGTTCAAAACGGGATAAAGCAGTAAGGAAAACTTCGTCATGCCCCGAAAACGTCGTACCTACCTGATTGATTCAGGATTTGGTCAACGGAAAATCTATGGATCGGGAGGAAATCTCCTCTCTACCACAGACTATCCCCAGACGTTTATCGGGCTCCAGGAAACCTTCTCCATCCCCCACCCGTTTCAACATCGACGTAAAACTCGATTTAGAGACGGAAGGGATTGCGGAGGAAGGTTTGTCACTCAGATAGCACACTGCATTCCAGGTAAACGGATTGTCAGTATGTCTAACTTTGTGGCACCAGGTACCGCATATCGTACGTACGATGGACCGATTTATGCTTGGGCTCAGACTTTTAGTCCGAACTCTGGCTCTTTCGTTTCGCCGTCGTCTAGTGCGGTCCTGGATGGGCTCGGAGCTACAGCGATTTCTCGCTGTCTTCCGACTAACCCTATCGCTGGAATGGGACAGTTCCTCGGTGAGCTACGCGAGCTCCCTTCTCCATCAAAAGTAGCACAAATGCTACCTACGGTGCAGTGGGCGCTTAAACATCCTGGACGCCGATACAAGAGTCTGAAACATGCCTCTCGTTTCGGCAAGGATGCTGCAAGTGACTATCTGAACTTTCAGTTCGGATGGTTACCGCTCGTAAAGGATCTCAAGTCTCTCTTTGAAACAGCAGGAGAGGCTGAGAAGCACGTCAAACAGTGGGTCCGAGATTCTGGACGCAATATTCGACGTCGCTACAATTTCCCCGACGAAGTTGTTGTTGAGACAGAAACACTGGCGAGTTCCCTTGCTTGGGGTTCTCCTCAGTTGGATACTAGTCTCTACAACAGCCGAGGTGTTATGAGAAAGACAACGACTACCACGTATAGACGGTGGTTTTCGGGGTGTTTCACATATTATCTTCCAAAGCAAGATGCCTTTTTAGGCAGATGGCGTCAGCAGCGGTCACTCGATAAGAAGCTTTATGGCCTCACTATCGATCCCGCTACTGTTTGGAAGATAGCACCTTGGACTTGGGCCACCGATTGGGTAACGAATTTTGGCGACGTTGTTAACAACGTTACTAGATTCGCTCAAGATGGCCTCGTGATGCGTTACGGCTATATGATGGAAACTATCACCAGAAAAGTCGAATACGCATTGACTGATCTCGACCTTAAAAAGGAAGGAAAAGTCAACCTGACTCAGACTTATGTCTACACGACAAAGAGTCGTCGTCGGGCCACGCCTTACGGCTTTGGACTAGATCCTGGTACCTTTTCGGCCAGGCAATGGTCCATTATCGGGGCTCTTGGTATTTCCAAGGTTCCCCGGGGCCTAGATTTCTAGGTCAATACTAACCCAAGCGTGCAACATAGTTGCACATCACTGAGAGAGTACTTTCTAATGGCCTTTGCTGATCCTCAATCCATCAACTCTGCCTCGCTTCCGCGGGTGAGTTCGGGAGTGAATAGCGGAACTTTTCAGACCAATGACGGTCTGCAGAGCTTGAACGTTTCGCACCAGTACGGTTCCCGTACTAGGCGGACGATCCGCTTTAACCACTCCAAGATCGCTGCCGATCCCCTTATCTCCGCCCAGAACATTAAGTACTCTATGAGTGCTTATCTGGTCGTTGATACTCCGGTTACGGGTTATACCGTTGCCGAAGCCAAGGTCATCGTCGACGCTCTTGTGGCTTATCTCGCTGCTTCGACTGGCGCTCGTGTCACCCAACTTCTGGGTGGCGAGAACTAGTCTTACGGCTTGTAAGACCACCGATGGACAGGTAGTGAAGGATCATCAGACTGGGACTCAGCCACCACCTTTTAGGGATGGGACTGATGAAAAGCCTAATGGTACTTCTCCAGGCTGTTCTGCTTGATGCAGAACAGTGGTGTTGCACTAGCACCACAAGAGATTTTAAAGAAATCTCTTGGCGGGTTGAACACGAGGGGTTATCGTTTCTTACGATAACCCTACCTACCTTTTGTAAGGACTTCGAAAGTTGTCTTGACAAAGGGTATGTGGACAACACTACCTTTCTATCATTTAGAAAAGGTAGAGCTCTCCCCCGATTTCTCGGAGGTTTGCTTTGTCTTGTGTTCGACCCGACGAGTGGTCGACTTCGCGATAAACCGTCGTATGATGCAATCTACTTCGTACGTCAAATTTCTTTGATGTGCAAGAAGATCCTACTTGACTGCACTGAGAAGCGCATTCAAGGAGCATTCGATGGTTATATCGCGTGTGAGAAGGAAGTCAAAGCCTGGACACTCTCCATTAACGATCAAGAAATTGATCGCTTTGGCCGGGTGGCCGACTTGTTATTTGCTCATGACCTTAGCGCTCTGGATCTTGCGATCTATAGCACAAGACATCAGCCGAGACACGGACCTGGGGCCACTGCAGAGAGAATTTCAGCGAATAGCAAATATTCTCTCCAAGTTTGGACCCAACGGCTAGAAGACGGCTGTTTTCCAGCTGACCAGTTTGTCATCGCGAACGCTTCGTTCTTTGATGAGCTGGAGTCTGTTGACTTCCTCGAACCTGAGGCGGAAATACCCGTTAGGGTTATTACCGTCCCTAAAACGATGAAGACACCACGAATTATCGCTATTGAGCCTGTTTGCATGCAATATGCACAACAGTCTATTTTAGAGATACTCGTGCCTACTTTAGAACAGAGTAACTATCTGTTCGGAAGTATCGGCTTTACGGATCAAGTCCCTAATCAGAGACTTGCTAAGATCGGTTCAGAAACCGGTGATCTAGCGACCATCGATCTTTCTGAAGCGAGTGACCGTGTCTCCAATCTGCTCGTTAAACGACTCTTCATGAACTACCCGTCCCTGGCAAGGGCCGTGCAAGCATGTAGATCGGAAAGAGCAGACGTACCTGGTCACGGTGTTCAAACCTTGACCAAGTTCGCGTCTATGGGTTCAGCTCTTTGCTTTCCGGTAGAGGCTATGGTCTTTTTGACCATTATCCTCTGTGCGTACGAGAAAGAGCTAAGTCGCACACTGAAAAAGGAGGATATTTCATATATCCTTCAACAGGTGCGTGTGTATGGGGACGATATCATTGTTCCCACACACTTAGTGCGTCACGTTTGCAGTGAACTAACAATCTTTGGATTGAAAGTAAACGCAAACAAGAGTTTCTGGACTGGTAAGTTCAGAGAATCTTGTGGAAGGGACTACTACGATGGGCATGACGTAACAGTTACGTATGTTCGTCGGAACCTCCCTTGCAAACGTGGGAACGCTTCTGAGACTGCTTCCGCGGTTGCCCTCAGGAACCAGCTTTACAAAGCTGGCCTTTGGAATGCCACGAAAGTCCTCGACGAGCTTATCGGGAGGCTAGCCCCCTTTCCGAACGTCGCGGAGACGTCTCCAGTCCTCGGTAGGCATTCATTCCTTGGCTATGAAACCCAAAGACTGAGTCCTACCACACATAGCCCTCAAGTTAAGGGACTTGTGTTGAGGCCAGTGCCCCGTACATCAAAACTTGATGGCCACGGGGCATTACTGAAGTACTTCCTGAAAAGAGGAAACCAACCCTTCTTTGATGTGAAGCACTTAGAACGTTCTGGACGTCCTGAACACGTCGACATCAATGTCAGGTGGGCTTCTGCTTTTTAGCAGGAGTGGTAGCGAGAGCTATCTAGAGAGGAGATGTATCTCCTCGGAGATAAAGAATGTTTTAGGAAACTAAAACCTTCTCCTCGGGAGGTGCACAGGCAGG